GGTCGGGCGAGGTTCTGCGGGAGCTGCGGGATGCACGCGGCTGGACGCAATCGCGCCTGCGCGACGAGATGATGGCTGCCGGCGGTGGGCCGTCTCACCCGAACCAGATTTCGGACTGGGAGGCAGGGATGCAGCCTGCGGCCCGTTTCCTGGCGGTGCTGTGCGGTCTGTTCGATGTGTCGCCGGCCCGCTTTTACAGCGACGGAGGATAGAGATTCACCGTGCGAGCGCGAACGACAGCGGTTACCGGGAGCACGGAGGCGAGCGGGCGGCGAACGGACCGCCGTCCAAGAAACCGGAAAGTTTCCATAAGAATCAGTCTGTATATCGCCTCTGCCGATACGCCTAAGCACAAGTTGTCATTCCTGGGCAAGCAGCAGAAGCGAATCGAGGCGAACGGATTGATCGGCGCCCGTGGCTCCACACCGGCGGACTCAGCCCCCGCTGCCCGCCGCAGCCTGCGGGCGCCGATTTGTTCCAACGGGGGCGGCGGCGAGGAGGAGGAGCATGCGACAGCAAGCAAAAAATGAGGCGCCCGCGAATCCTGAAACCCACGGGCGCCCCAGCTTGGTCGGGCGAGGAGGAGATCGGGAGATCGACCCTCTCGGCGACGAGCAGAGGGTAGCAGTGTGGTGTGTCGTCGGCAATCACGACGCGCACCCCGACGCCTGCCTGCGGGGTCCGGATGGCTCGTATGCCTGCCGGGGCTGCATGGAGGCCGATCCCTGGACCCACCTGGCGGGGATCTGACCGATGAGCGACTGGCGTGAACGGCTGGCGGAAAGTGCGCGCCCGCCAAAAGGAGAACGAGAGCATGAGCGACAAGATCGAGACCACTGACGAGATTTCCGAAACCACCGATCCCGCGGAGATCGAGACGGGGGAGTGGGAGCTGGATGGCGAGATCGGTCCCCTCGACGACGACAGCCCCGAGTTGCTGGCCCCCGAACAGCAGCCCACGCGGGTGGATGTCGTGCCGCTGGGGTGGGGCGTGCGCGTTGACGGCGAGCTGGAAGTGGCAGACCTGACCAAGACCGAGGCCAGCAGGCACGCCAAGAAGCTCGCCAAGGCCCGCCGGCCGGCCGAGGTCACCTTCTACGCCGCGAACGGCCTGGACTGGCTGCGCAAGGAACAGATCCGATGAGCGAGATCCTGACGCACTCCCGGCTCGCCTGCTTTCGCACCTGTCCGCGCAAACACTGGATGCAGTACGAGCTCGGCATCCGGCCCGACACGGACAGCTTCGCCCTCCGTGTTGGCAGTGCCTTTCACGCCGCGCTCGACATGTTCGAGAAGGGCATCCAGCCCGACGAGACGCTGCAACGTGCGCTTGAGGACCCCTACGACCTGGCCTTGGTGGCCGCGATGGTCTACGGGCACATGGAACGCTGGAACGGCGAGCAGCTTGAGGTGGTCGCGACGGAGCTGCAATTCGACATGCCCCTGCGCAACCCGGAGACGGGAGCGCCGACGCAGACCTGGCGCATGGCCGGCGTAATCGACCGCATCGTTACGCTGCCTGATGGGCGGCTCGCCCTGATGGAGCACAAAACGACCTCGCGCGACTTCTCGCCGGGTGCTGACTACTGGGTCCGGCTGCACATGGACATGCAGCTTTCCATCTACGTGATCGCCGCTCGTGAGCTGGGCTACGACATCGCGACGATCCTGTACGACGTGACCCGCCGGCCGCAGTTGCGCCCGCTCAAGGCGACCCCCGAGGAGAAGCGCAAATACAAGGCCACCGGGGAGCTGTACGCGAACCTGCGGGATCGCGACGAGACGCCTGAAGAATTTGCGGCGCGCGTCGGCGGCGATATCGAATCGCGCCCGGACGACTACTTCGCACGCATCGAGATCGCGCGGCTGGATCAAGACCTTGAGGAGTGTGCCGCGGAACTGTGGGCCCAACAGCGCGCGCTGCGTGAGGCGCAGCTGGCGAACCGATGGTACCGCGACCCCGGTGCCTGTTTCTCGCCCTATCCGTGCGCATACCTGCCGATTTGCCAGAATCGCGACCTCGAAGAAGTCACGCCAACAGGGTTCATCCGAAGTGCACAACAGCACCCGGAGCTCGCCACGCAGGGGGGCTAGCCCCTGCATGCCCTGCCGGGGCTAGCCGGCAAGTGGAGGACTGAGATGGCAACAGCGACAGCAAAACTTCCGCCCCCGCCCAAGGCGAACGGGGCACCCAAGGGCGCCGCGCCGAAGGCCGACAGGCCGTTCGCGGTCACGTCCGGACTGGTGTCCGGGCCGCAGAGGATCGTGCTGTACGGTCCCGGCGGCATCGGCAAGTCCACGTTGTCGGGGCAAGCCCCCGGCGCCGTGGTGATCGACCTGGAAAGCGGTACCCGCGAGATCGACCTTCAGCGCATCGAAGGCATCGAGACGTTTTCGGAGTTGCGGGCGTGCCTGCGCTCCGACGCGCTGGAAGGGTTCGGCACGGTGGTGCTCGACACGGCGACGAAGGTCGAGGAGCTGGCGGTGGCGCATACGCTGGCCAGCGTGCTGCACGACAAGGGCCACCACGTCGACAACCTCGAAGGCTACGGGTTCGGCAAGGGCTACATGTACGTGTACGACACGTTCATGTTGCTGCTACAGGATGTCGACTACAACGTGCGGCAGGGTCGCAACGTGATCCTGGTGGCGCACGAGTGTGTCGACAACGTGCCGAATCCGACCGGCGACGACTGGATCCGGTTCGAGCCGCAATTGCAGTCGCCTCGGAGCGGCAAGGCCAGCATTCGCAACCGCGTCATCCAGTGGGCCGACCACGTGCTGTTTGTGGGCTACGACGTGGTGACGAGTGACGGCAAGGGCAAGGGCGGCGGTACCCGCACCATCTACCCTGCCGAGCGGCCGACGCACCGGGCGAAGTCGCGCACGCTGCCGCCGGACCCGCTGGTGTTCCAGAACGCTGCCGACACTTCGATTTGGCAGCTCATCTTCGGAGGTGGGCAATGAGCAGGGCGCTGGATCGAGAAGGCATCTTCAAGGCCGTCCCGTTCAAGTGGGATGTGCAGAAGGCGCAGTCTGGTGCGGTGGCTGTGTCGATGGGATTCGAGATCAAGGCACAGCTCGACGGGTCCGAGTGGATCGACTGGTCGGAGTACGACGCTCACCACGTCTACGGCTCCTGGTGGGTCGTGAAGCGAGACGGATCGGTCAATCAGCCGGCGGTCGAGCAGCTGGCGTCTTGCCTCGGCTGGACAGGCAGGTTGTCGGACGTGGGCGGCGACGCCCCCGAGATCGTGGTGCAGATCACGGTGAAGGAAGAGACGTTCGAGGGCAAGACGCGCATCAAGGCGACCTGGATGAACCCCGAGGACTACGTGCCGGAGGGGATCGGTGCGAGCGACGATGAGGTGCGGGAGATCGAAGCGCGCTTCGGATCGTTGCTGCGTGCTGCGGCGTCGGGTGCGGCGAAGGCCAAGCCGAAGGAGCCGCCCCCGCCGCAGGAAGGGCCACCGCCCTTGTCCGACGACGACATTCCTTTCTGATCGACTGGGAGGAGAGAACCGTCAATGACCATCACCATCCCCGGCGAGGTCGCGTGATCGTCCTCTGCATCGACCCAGACCCGAACGGCGGCACGTGGGTCGAGCTGCGTGACAACGGAGAAGTGCTGTACCACGAGCGCAATGCCACGGTCGAATCGCTCGCTCGCCTCATGCTTGCGCGTGAGTTCAATGTGATCGAGGACGTTCAGGCGATGGGGATGCCGGTCGGCCGGAGCATCTTCGAGACGGTCAAGAACATCGGGTATTTGAAGGCCTATGCTGCGGTCTACAAAACCAACTTCGACGACACGCTGACCCGCCCGGCGATCAAGACGGCACTCTGCGGCTCGGCGCGGGCCAAGGACGGCAACGTCCGGCAGGCGATCATCGACCTGTACCCGGCCACGGGCGGCGGCAAGACGCCGCAGATTGGCACGAAGGCGCAGCCGGGACCGCTGTATGGAATCGCTGCTGATGAATGGGCGGCACTTGCCTTGGGCCTGGTGTTTCTTTCCAAACAAGGTCTCGGGCCGCTGGCAAAGCGGGATCGACCATGAACGACGTACAACCCGGAGGAAAAGCATGAGCAAGGTTGAGAGGATGCCGTACATCGTCTGCTGTGGCACCAATGGCCGGTGTGTGGTGTACGGGTACAGTGAGACCGAGCCCGAACAGGCGCAACCGGCACGACTGCACGACGCCCGCATGATAGTGAGATGGACGGAGAATGGCCTGCTGGGTGTGGCCGCAGAGGGTCCGCGGGACGGCTCGCGTATCACGTCGTCTGTGGCTACCACAGTGACCTCGCCCGTAACGGAGTGGGTGGCGGTGTCGGCCGAAGCTGCCGAGAGGATCGACGCATGGCCGGCGCTGTAATCACCGGCTCCGGCTCCGGCGACGGCTCCGGCTACGGCTACGGCTACGGCTACGGCTCCGGCGACGGCTACGGCTACGGCTACGGCTCCGGCGACGGCTACGGCTACGGCTCCGGCTCCGGCCTCGGCGACGGCTCCGGCTACGGCTACGGCTACGGCTACGGCTACGGCTCCGGCGACGGCTACGGCTACGGCTACGGCTACGGCTCCGGCGACGGCTACGGCTACGGCAAGAGGATAGCCGTCGTAGCTGGCTGCTCGGTGCGTCTCATGGCCGTGTGGTCGCTGGTGGCAGTGGGCTGCGAGGTCCACACCATTGCGCACTGGCGAGAGCACTGGCGGGAGATCGCTGCTAAGTACTGTGATGACGTGGACGAGCCGAAGGTGGCGGGCCTGCTGGCGCAGTACGGCAAGCCATGATCGCGCTGCTGATGGTGGTGCTGTTCCTGCTCGCATGGGTCGGGGCGTCGGTCTTTCTCGGCGTGATGCTTGGGCGGTTTTTCTGGAGGATGGGACGATGACGAGGCAGACGTTTTACCGCAGGTTGCGGCAGGAGGATCCGAAGCGATGGAAGTTGAATGAGGGTGCCTTCCGCCACTGGTCTCATATCAGACGGGACGATGGGTGCTGCCCGTTGGGGGCGATGCCGGAATCAAGGAAGTCTTTGCCTCACTGGTCGGATGCCGTGCTGGACCTGCAAATGACAGAGCAGTACGCGCGGTCGATCACGTGGGCGGCGGACTATGCCCCGCGAGACTTGAGCGCCAACGACCGCCGTATCCGTGCGGCGATCCTGCGGAACCTGGGGATCGAGGAGGTGTCGTGAGCAAGCTGGCGGATGAGATCAGGGAATGGGCACTGGACGCAACGCCGTCCGGGAGAATCCGAGCGTTGCATCCGCGAGAGCTGCGGGAGGCGCTCGCGCGCGCCCGCAATGATGTGGTGGTTATGTCACGGGTGCAGCCCCACGAGTACCGTAAGGCCCGTGCAGACGAGATCGCGAGGGAGATTGACGGAGTGCTGGACCCCGAGCCCGGAGGCGAATCGTGAGCGAGAGAGAGCTGATCGAGCTGCTGAGCAACCTGATGGAGTGCGAGCACATGGGCGACGTAACCCGGGCCGTACACGTGCTCGGTAGGCGCCTGGGCGTGTTGATCGAGGGGTCTCATGGAGATTGGACGACGGGGGATTGGGAGGCGCTCGAAGAAGCGCAGGCCGCGCTAAACCCCGAGCCCGGAGGCGAGTCGTGAGCGAATCCTGCACCGCCCGCTGCTGGACGCCGGTACCGTGCCCGGAGTGCGGGAGTGATCTGCCGCCACGTGGTCGTGACGTTGGCTCCCGCCATATCAACGCCTGCTGCGAGGGGCCATGGCACGAGAGTCACAACCCTCGCCACCTGTGGAGCGAGCACGACAGTACACGCCACTACACCGACCCCGAGGGATGGGCTGCGCATGTATCGGGGTGCGCGGAATGCCGAGAGGATGAGGAGTCGTGAGCATCTTCTGGCGGGGCGTGACGGCGACGGCGCCGCGGGAGTGCAGGGTGGTGCTCGCATACCGCAGCGGCGATTTGTACCCGGTGATCGCGTCGAGGACGTGCTACGGCGACCACGACGAACGTTGGACGCTCGAAGAAGGCGGCCCCGAGGACGGCGAGGACAGGAAATTTCCGGTCGCTGGTGATGCTGGCTGGCAACCCGACTGGTGGGCGCCGATCCCTGAGTTGCCGGACGAGGAGCAAGGCACGTGAGCGAGCGACCGATCATCTTCGGCGCCGAGAGCGTTCGCGCGATCCTCGCCGGCCGGAAGACGCAGACGCGGCGGTTGGTGAAGACCCCCGAACGGCTGGACGGCGTGATGTTGGCCGGCGAGGAGGGTGAGTGGTGCCCTTACGGGCAGCCCGGCGGCACGCTGTGGGTGCGGGAGACGTGGCGGCCTGCCGCTCGGCTCGCCACTGAGTACCTAGTCGAATACAGGGCTGGAGGAGAGCTGGAGGCGCGGCGGGAAGTTTTCGAGGGCGTTGGGACACGGGACGCGGGGATAGATGGCGTCGCCGGTGATCTCGACGCGGCGATCAGCGAGCCACGCTGGCGATCCCCGATCCACATGCCCCGCTGGGCGGCCCGCCTGTTCCTGCGCGTCGAGGGCGTGCGGGTGGAGCGGCTGCA